GTCAAAGCTAATATCACCTACGTTAGCTATCGAAGAATATCTTACCGGAAAACCCAACACAGGATCATCTGTGCCTGACCCGAGACCGTATGCGAACAACTTGCAGCCGCTAAATGATGTCCCTACATATACTTCAGGGTCGCCCAATGATACCCCGTTAGCATCGAATATATCGAAGTACGGTGCTTGATTAACTGTGACTTTTTGTTGTGCTTGATTCCAGATGATTCCGTCATAATAGAACGAAGTGCCTTGATATGTGTATCCGCGCAAGATTGCAATCTGATCATTGTTCTGGCACAACCCTTCTTCAGCTTCAGCAAGTGTGATAACCGATGGTTCACCGCTAGTGACTTCTGAGATATCTACTATATAAATTTTATTTCTAACATTGACGTCGGCGTCGGCAGAAAATACTATTCTAGCACCAGAAAACAGTCCATAGTTGTTGATGTTGAGATCAGAACCAGTTATCGATGCTCCAGTAGCTGATACAATCGTCGTTGCGTTTTCCCAACTCACTGTTAGTTCAGTGTTTAGTCCACTGGGCGTGATTGCCGTGATTTGAGTATTAGTGGGCAATACATTGGTCGTATCGGCGACGTACATACCGATTTGAAATTCACCAGTGATATCAGCAGTGGGAATGATGACTGTTGTGGTCGTAGCTGAAACTGCCGCACCAATCGTTCCGGTGTACTCAGTATAAACTTCTACATCTGGATAATAACTTTGAGTACCCGCAACAATTGACAATGCATCAGTGCAGCGGGTATCAATAAAATCAACTAATGGTTTGCCGTAAGTACCCGAATTGAATAACTTTAGGTTAGGATAAAATTCGATTATTGGGCGTCTTGCTTTGTTTGTCGCAGTAGCCAACACGTTGAGAATTTCAGGATTTTGATTATAGGTAGCAGTCGCTTGAATAACAGCAATGTGAAACCATCGATTGCTTCTTGACCATGCATTATTGTTTATGGAATTTCTAGCAATCGTGATGTAGTCTGGATCTGCCGGAATGTACAATCCAATGTCAAAGTTTCCGATATCAAACGGGGCAACATCCCATGGATTGAACTCGCCGATCGTGAATTTTTCTGGACAAACAAGCGAGGTTGTTGGGATAAGCTCAATCGCAGTACCTACCCCTTCTACATAATACTCACCGATTAAGTAACTCGATGGCACAACCGCGCCATCGAACGACACTTTAAGTCCATTAGTGAACACAATGCCGTTCGGTGAAGTAAAGGTTTTTTGCCCAATTATGTCAGTGTCGACGTCCAACAAATTTGTAATATTGCTATCGATGATACGGATAACACCTGCTTTAGACGAAGTAGTCCCGTCTTGATAATACAACACATCAAGGGGTGCAGTGATGTAAGGAACTAGATTGATTGCCCCGTTAATATCACGATAGAATGGTCTAGCTACCCATTCTGTTCCATATTGAGGTATGATCTTTTGTTCTGTAGGAATGAGGCCTGCCGGGGTAAGCCTAAGAACAGGATTATCAGGATTTCCAACATAGCTAATCAAATAGAAATTCTCTGCGACTGTAGAATAGAACCCTTGTTGATATAGTCCTTGATTTATGTTCGCAACCATCGCGCCCGAACCAGGAGTTAATACGATATCTGGCCCTCCGATGTATTCTGAAATATTAAATTTAGTTGTATTGGGAATTGCGCTGATAAAATAAACTTGACCGGCGGTGACGCCGCCGAACACTGGGTTATCAAACGTTATTGTTTGATTAACTACCAATTGAGCAGTTGAGCTGGTAGTAAAAGATGCAGTGTCGCAGCTAGTAACTGAAATTGTCAATGGTGCGGTGATCAGATCGTCGTTGACATCATATGGAGTTTCCGCCAGGTACGAAGAGGTATACCCGATTTCATCAACTACCCCGTTGTTATAAAACATAACAGTCAATCCATCAAGAGACGTTATCCCGTCGATGTTTCCTAGTTCAGAAAGAAGAACACCGTTAACTTGATCGAATGGCAATGTACTGACAACACCTACTGTATTGTTGCCTGAAAAGTTATATTGTTCTTGTGCATCTTTGCTAGGAACGGTAAATGTCACTAATCCCGCTGAGGCACCATTGTTGCTTACTCCGTAAACATCTCGTACAGGTTGATTGGGTTGTGAGGGCGAAAATCCAGATACACCGGGTTCACCTTGAATCCAAAACTGTGATTCCTGATCGACTGCAAAAGTATATGTGCCTCCGCGCAATAGAGTTAATGTAGGATTCGACGAACCAGCAAAACTGCCTACTACCTTGATGTCGTAGGTAGAAGCCAAATCAGTTACGATATAATTTTCTGAAGAGAAGACGGAGGCAACAGATACTGTAACTGAAGGAGGTCCTTCAGGCAACCAGTAATACTGGTCGAAGTTGATGATCTTGTCTAAATTAGTAAATGAATCCCATGAATAGAACTGGCTATTGAACAATCTATCATTGTTGTTAGTAACACCGCCATTGATCTTTAATGCGTCGATGATTCCAGGATACGTGATAAAGTCCTGTGCAGTCGATTCGTTTGGTTTAGTGAACACTAATCCCGGATCTAATTGATAATTTCTACGGGTTTTAGTTGGCTCTACTATATAGCTATCCATAGCGTTGACGCCATAACCAAACCTGCTACCAACATATCCCTGGATACGCTGGGATTCGGGCGGATTCACTAATTGATCAAGCGTAGCCGCCAAAAATTGTGCATTAGTTGGAGTTTGAAATATTTCCGGAAGGAAATCGAGTGTCCTGATTCTAGCCATGTATATACTTATCTTACCTGTAATTGAGCGGGTGTTAGGGCCGGTACTACTAATACGTCATTTGCAGTGGCGGCATTTACAAAAATTTCATATGGCATGCATTTAATTTCATATAGGTCCCCGAAAGGTTTGGTGGGATCATTCGATACTAATACAGCAGAACTAATAAGGTCGCCGCACTCAGCGTGCAAGTATGCACTCAGTTCTGAGAAATAGAAAGTATCTCCAAAGTTCCAGTTATTGATATTAAAATAATTATTCATTGCAGCTAGGACAGCACTCCTGATTTCACTATCGCTCGCATTGGTATTGCTATCTTTGATGACTTTGATAGTGCCCTGCAATGCAGCATCCGCTTTAGCGCCAAATAATGGTTTGAACACAACGCTGTTTAGAATTACTGCGTCTGATAGCATCTTGTAGTCTTGTACTTGTCCATATTCTTGGTTGAGTTCATTGATAGTTGGACGAAGTGGTTTAGGAATAGTATTGGTCGTGTCAACGATCCAATTTGTATAAGAAGTATAGTATGCTTGTGTTACGACGTACAAATCAATGATGTTAGTAGTAACAGGGTCGATTCGAGTTGTGTTATTCGAACTGTGTCGATATTGGAAAGCAAGCCCCTGTCTTCCAACTTGCTTCGAATATTGAGGTTGAATTGTCATTATATAATATGGGGTAGTGATCGTTTGGTCTTGTACTGATTTGTAAAATGTGTTTTCTGTGTATGCATAAAACAACTGCCCCAATGGATAATCATACTTTACTGTTTCAATTTGTGAAATTGTTGGGTATTGGTACTCCACAGATGATGAGGGGATGATATACTGTCTAGTAAGATTGATAGGATCTTGCACTGTTTCAAAGAACACATAGATGCCTACGTTTTGGTTTCCAGAAACATATCCAGTTACGCTGCCAAAGAACTCTGGGTTTAGAATTAGTTGTTTATTGTTAATGTCGGTGGCCGCGACTTCAACTTCAAAGTCATTGATGTATCCGTCTGATTCTACTGTCTGCCCTAGAATATTAACTTTGATTTCTCTGCCTAAAGGAACACTGCTTCCATATTGACTATTGATCGGTAATATATTCACGAAGTCTTGAATAATCTTGCCTGTAAAAGGATCATATACTAACTCACCGCTAGAATAGGTAAATCTAGTCTCTGCTACTGATCCAAAGTAATATTTCAATGATCTGTATGCGATAGAATATTTATTTGCCCCAGTGCTTGTAAATTTAACAAAGTAATTTGTATTATTAATAGATTCGATTGACCAGCGCTCTTGGTTGATTGCAATAGAATTATTAAACACAAGAGTAAAATCTTGATTTAATTCCATTCTAATGATGCATTCTTGAATGAGGTTAGTTGATAATGCATTATCAAATACAGGAATTACTTGTGACAATATTGCACCTGACGGAACAAAGCCATTGACTTTTACTGGGCCAGAGCCGTTAGGAAAACTGCCCGAACCGTTGTTCGACCCGTCTCCGATCACATTGAGTACTGTTGTCCAAATGTAATTGTTTTCAGGGGACGGGGCGATACCCGACACCAATCGATTGTTATTGTCGAAGTACTGTCCCGACGGCGCAGTAAATTTAATTATAGCTCCGGTAGTGATATACTTGCAATTATTACTATTGAATGTACCAAGTGAAACCGGGGCTAAGAAACTACCAGTTATATTATAGAAATATCCAGATTCTGCGCCCGTGTCAACTGAACTCGTTTGCCAATAAACAGTACCGTCCCCCGATGCAGTGTTAATGTTGAATCGTTTATACCAAGTATTAGTTGCGTTTCCAGTTGCATCAACATAATACTGTGACGCCCTGGTCAATGCTAGAACCGAAGCGAGTGTATCTGTAAAGAATGCGATAATATCGCTGGTCGTGTTGATAGTCAGCGACAGAAATCCATCATTATTATTTTGAAATAATGCGCCGTCACCAGCAAAAGAATTAGTACTTGAGTATTTACCTGTTGGATCGAGTAAGTCTAGATTCTTAGAAACACCGACAGAAGCACGGTTGATTGCTTTAGATTTAATGATGGAACTATACAATGTATACGGGAAGTTATTGTAGTCTTCTCCATTAACCATTCTATTCTGTGTATAGTAACGAGTAGGAGCACGCTGCTTGATTTCTTGTAGCGTTTCTCTCTGTTGTGCATTGTTGACTGTTAATGGAAGTGTCAACCCCACGGTTAATGTCTCGGGTCGGCCCAATCGACTGATATAGTTGAATGAGACTGAGATACCATTCATCTCTGAGGGTTCTATGCTGTATGTTTGTGCATTGCCTGCACGGACATATGCCCTGAAGTTGCCGATCGGAATAGCAGAAAATACACCGTCACCAAATACATAAGTTACTTGATCGTTAAAGCGCGAATTTACAGAGAATAGTTTTCTACTTGATTTTTCTTTTTGCAAATATGCATCTGCGTATACGCTATCAACTTTTTTCCATTCCGTTCTAGTCCCGTCACTATTAAGTTGGAACAACCAAGTATCTGTATTGTTGATACCTTGAACGTCAATGTCAAATGTTTGATTGGACAATTCTTGTTGGAATGTGAAGTTAACAGTACTAAGAGTACCCTGCTTAAAATAAAAGAAGAAGCCTGATTCAGGACTACCAAAACCCAATTTATCATTGCGATACAGCATGTTGAATTTGCCGCTCGGTGCAGGTGGAACTTCATATATGTAGTCTTCGTTAAGTGAAGTTGCACTGACTAATTCAAAATTCATTGTTTGACCATCGATAGACGATGTAAACGGAACAATAGGCAAACTGTTTGGTGGAATTTGAATCGAATACTCAGATGTGGTCACTCCCAGTAGGTCAGCGATATTGCCCGGGCGACCTATTTTTTGTGTACTGATAAGTGATGCGTTCACGATTGTGTTGAATTGCTCAAGCCAATTTGGATTTGCAGGGTCATTCCATAATACAGGAATGTTGCTCAGGTTCAATCCGTTAATGTCAGTTATGTTTTGTGTGGTCTTGATACTAGTAACTTTGAGATAACCACTAGACTCGATGTTACGTTTTGGAGTATACCCAACCAAAGTAGCTAGTTTAATAACAGAATCTCTACGCTCGGCAGTATCGATGAAGTTTTCGCGCGCATTCAGGTCATTGCGGAAAGCAAGTCCTTGACCCATGAATGCCATGACATCGAGAAGGGCGATGAATTCAGATGATTCAACATAGTCATTAAAAGTCTCAGGATAGTAATTCCGCAAATAATCAATAAAACTCTTCCGAAGGGTTTCATAATCATAGCTTCTGAAATCAGATTCTTGGAAGGTCTGATAGATAGTCTTCCAATCATTTGCTCCGAATAATGATGACTGTCTTGAGGATGTGGCCATAGAGTTGCTCTCTTTTGATATATTTATCATTCGGAAAAGAGCGTAGTTTGATTAAATCAGTCCTGCACTACGAGAATTTCTGTCAAAGTAGATGTTGACTACTGCTGGTTGATTATATGGATTTATAGCTACCTGAAGTTCAATTAATATGCCATTCTCTTTAGGAAACGATTTTACGTAGGCTAACGTCATTCTAGGATCTTCACTCGCCAGGCGCCTGATCTCGTTTTCTAGTTGAAACTGTACATCTCGTGTATTAGGTTCAAACAAGAATGTCCACAATGTGGTTCCGTAAGCAGGTTGACCTACCTTTTGACCTTTGGGAATGTTTAACGCATTCAAGAAGTCTTGTATCACTAGCGGCGCGTCTACCAATCTAAATTTCTTTCCCCAGTTCAAAGGTTCTAGTATAGAACCAAAGCCGCCGTCTAGACCGCCGATCTGATCTGTGCCAAATCCTCCATTGGGGGGACTGATTGGGTTAGTCGTCTTTGGTTTATTTGCATTGATCGTGCTGAATCCTATATATGTTGCCATAATATTTCCTTATAATTTTATTTATCCGTTTGACCATCAAACAAATGTCTCTTCCTCATGTACTATTTCGACCAATGTTAGAGACCGTTGTTGTCGATGACGCTAGCGCGTTAAAGAGAGATGCGACATCGCGCGATGATCCCGATAGGCTATCGCTTCCAGTTGTTCGTGTTCCGGGATTTGGTATTCCGGTTAAAGTAGACGTGATACTTTGTACTGCCGACACTACACCGGTTCCCGAAGAGCTAGAATTGATGTTTACTCCTCTCGTTCCGGAACCCAATTCATCTAGTCGTTCTAGTAATCGCAAACGTGCCGGATCATTGACTGTCTGTTTCCAAACCAAACGCAATTGGGTGATAGTTGGATCACCTTGCGGTAAGTTGCGTTCCGCAGCATAGAATGCATTCTTTGCTTGCTCGATCTTTTGGTCCTGTTGACCTAACTCATCTTGTACTTTAAATATTTCATTACTAATATTAGTTAGAGCCGCGATAGCATTCTGTAAATCGGGTGGCACTTCCCCTAGTAGATTTGGTAACGGAATCTTAGGATTACCTAACAAATTACTTATTTTTGCTGTTATTGCTTCTCTAGCAAAGGTATTAAATCCAACTTGCGGCAACTTGATCTGTGATTTACCACTAGACGATAGGCTCGCCAATATAGAAGAAAGCTGTGACCCTTCTCCAATAGATAGTCCGGTTGCAATCAATGAACCCAGTGAATTGTTTTTACCTATAACGCTATTCACGATGTTAGGTAATCCGTTCATTACTGCCGACTGTGCATCTTTGATAAGCCCAGAAAGTTTTTCTGCTCCCGGAATAGAATTAGTTATGTTTACTGCTTTATTCAAAACAGTAGAAATAGAATTTAATCCTGCAGGTAATGAACTAATACCACTTGAAATAAGCGAAGCGACGGATGACTTCGAGCCCGACTGAGTAGCCGAAGCTGCCTTGATCAGAGATGATATTCCCCCTGATATACCCGATGATCCTGCACCCGAAATATTAGTGACATTATCTACTGCATTCTGTACTTTTCCTGCGACATTTCCCAGATTAGCGGTAGCAGTAGTAGTGGAGTTAATGATTCCGGTAATTCCACCTATAGTAGTTGCGTTTGCGGTATCAGAGCTACTAGCACTAGCAGCCGATCCGTGCTGTATGACTGAAGCTACCCCAGTAATACCGGCAATAGTATCGTTGATTGACCCGGCAGAAATATTATTGACTACGCCGTTAACGGCGTTGTTCAATAACCCAGATATAGGACCGCCGGTTGATCCTACTGCATTGTTTACTGCACCGGTGAGGATTCTTGCTAAGCCGGCATTCGCTACTCCTGCTATCTGACTACCTAATCTGGCGTCCACTGAACCGGTTACACTACCCAATGCGCTGTTGATCGCACCACTGACACCATTTTGAACTAACCCCGCAACTTTTTGCCCTGCGATTCCACCTTTAGCGATGTTTAGTATTCCGCCTATGCCGAACGAATTGCCGCCGGTTATGACACCGGCAGCAAGTTTACCTAATGACGAGAATGTTAGTACGCCGCCGATGGACACTGCGCCGCTGCCGCCGAGACCCGCTAGCCCTGCCAATCCACCAAGACCGCCGAGCCCTGCCAATCCACCTAATGCTCCCGCTGCACTACCTAATCCACTTAATCCACCTAAGGCTCCCGTTGCATTACCTAATCCACTTAATCCACCTAAGGCTCCCGTTGCATTACCTAATCTACTTAATCTGTCTAATCCACTCACCACCCCAGACACATTAACCGACGATCCACTTAACGAACTGATTAATGAACTACCCAGCTGAGTTATTTGACTGGAATTTAATGCCTTGCCGGCTGCTGCTGATTGAGCAATAGCAGATAAGCTCTGTGCTACACCCGGAGTCAATGGCACGAACGAACTAACAATAGATTGGAACGCCGCTGCGGCTACTCCTCTGTCAGCGATTGATGCACTAGCTAAGTCGCCGCCGGTTGAATTTGAATTACCGAATAATCCACCGATCGATTGTGAGATGCCCCCTAATCCGCCTGTAAGAGATGCTAGTTTTCCGGCAACGCTCCCTGCACCAATAGCCCGCAATGCGTTAATGACTGTACTTTGCCCGTTTGGGATTGAGCCTAGTACTCCTGATGCTGGACTTCCCAATGGGTTTAGTACTTGAGTTAGTGCCCCAATAATACTATTTCCAAATTGATTAATATTTCCATTAGGTGCGTTCGTGCTTGATCCAGCAGTTGAACCACCTAACGCATTTTCGGCGCCGCTAACAGCAACAGATTGTGTGGCATGTTTTACCGCATGAACTGTTTGTGATACCCCCACAGTTGCTGCGGCAGTTATTAATCCAGAAAGCATACTGGGTGACTCTTTGCCGGTGATGACTCCAATCATTCCCAAAGCCTTCTGCGCTTTCTGCAAATTGTTAACCATTGCTTCGGTTTGTGAAGTGGTGTTTGACACAAAAGAAGACAACGTAGAGGCTCCTGCTATACCAGTAAACATACTGTTTGGAAGAGATTGCGCGATTGATTTGCCTGCTTGTATTAGTCTATTGATCAGAATGTCAGAGCCGGGTTTAATGACTCCAGACGATGCCATCTGGGTAGGAGTCATCGCAAATGACCCAATGGCTCCTGCTTTAGCCCCGTTCCCAATGTTGACTATTGCTGTACCTATATCAACCGCAGCAGACAACGGACCGAGTGAGGCGCTAGTCGCGATCTGACTTAGTACTGCGCTAGTCGTATTAACATCCATCCCGGGCGAGACCGGCTGAACAACAGGTACAGATTGATTAGTTGTCTCTGCTGGCGGAGCGACTCCTACAGTAGATGCAGCTTGATTTACCTGTTGTACTGAAGGCGAAGGAGATTGTGGAATATTGTCTTCTGCATTAAGTGAGTTCTTGATGTCAATCCCTTGTCCTGCATTGGCCCACGGGTAATGAGCAGGTGCACGGGAAGTAATAGTCTGTAGCTTGCCGGGGGCGGCGACAAAACCCTTTTGTGCATCATACAATGTATCGGTCTGTGCTTTAATTGGAATTGCAGTTACTGGCTTAGCAGAAGTAGTAGGCAATCCTTTATTAATGTTTACTTGTGAGCCATTGATATAAGTCAATCCGGCCGCATTCATAGACGCTTCTTGACCAGAATTAAGTGCTAGTGCCCCGCCCGCCTTAACTGTATATTTGCCTACTGCTTGTGTTTCAAAATTTTTACCTGCACGTACTTTCAAATCTTGCTCACTATCGACATTAACAGTTTTACCACGTAAGTTTAATGTATCGGTAGCATGTATGTTTACGTTACGGTCTGCATGAATATTGAAGTCCCCTTGAGTACGCATATTGATCGAGTTAGTTGAGTAGATATCGACGGTGCCTTCTTTACCCAATTCGACATATGACTGACCATTTGAATGCAATATCTGCAACGTCTGACCGTCGTCACTCATCAAAATCTGATGACCCAATGAAGTTCTAAGTCTGATAAGTTGGTCGCGACCAATGATGTCTCCATCATCCATGATCAACGAGTGGCCGCCACGTCGTGCTACCACCTTCAATTGCTCACCTTTCGTGGTATCTAAGTTAGAAGCGATAGTTTGATCGTCGTATCCACCCTCATATATAGGTCTACCCGGAGTAGCTACACCCCAGCCAACACGCGAAACAGCTTCACGAGATGCACTAGAACCTATGGGTCCTCTTAGAGGGTCACGTATAATTCCCTGTTGGTGCATGATCGATGCCGTATAACTATGAACCGGTCTAGGAGAATTTAAGAATTCATTGCTATCTCTTAGGTCAGCGTTATTGGTATTGAAGTTGGATGTCGGTAATCTTGTTGCTCCACCGTAGCTCTCTGCTTCTCCAGAATTAGGAACGACAGAATCTGCACCGCCGATAGCTGGGAGCATATGCAATGCTTCTGGATTGGGAATCGCGCCTATATAGAATCCATAGTTAGGATCGCCGTTAATAAACAAGCAAATTACTTCAGTTCCTATATCGGGCGGTGCTTGCCATTGACCATACGAACTCGTATTGTCAACGTAAGAGCCCAAACCGGTTTGACCTGCTTGCGGGGTCACCCTACCAAAAAAACTACTTAAAAAGTTAACAGTTACCCAGTTAGCTGAATCATCAGAATTTGGACTTCCTTGCTCACTGAGATAAACTTTGATTCTGCCGGCACGGGTTGGATCGATATTATCCTTAACAATTCCAATCATTGGAACATCATACGTGACTCCGCCACCGGAATCATGCTTAGTTCCCTTTATCCGACCTTTAAGCTTAATATCATCTAGTGCCATACTTTATTACCTAATTTTAGTTTTCGGGAGATTGAGGTTGGGAATTTGGAGGGGGAACAAAGACATTTTTATTATCTCCGGGAATGCTTCCTGGAAGTTCACCAGTATTATTGGCAGTTCCACTATTGGATGTATTTGACCCAGTATTACTAGAAGAATCCCTGCGTTCGGAGGAGAATGGGTCTTCTGGGGATCCCATTGCGTTTATAACACAGTTCAGTACTTGTTCGAATTTTCCAGAATTGAATGTACTTTTGACATCGGTTACATGATAGCATACACCTTGAATTAATTTCGACAGGCTTTCGGGATATTTCCAAAATTGTATGCTCTCGTTGATGTTCAGCAATCCGGTTCCAGCTGAGTAATCTACTGGTTCATTGAAATCTATTTCTATAAAAACCTGTCCGCCATTAGGATCAACCGTAAATCCGTCGCTGCCGTAAAATCTTTGATAAATTTGACTCTCTTCTGAATAAGTAGTGTCTTGCATGAGAAAATCTGGGTCACCCAAAATATTGACAGTAGCTGTCGCTGTTTTGGCGGGATCAAACAAATATGTCATCACGCTGCCCGGGGTAGCAGTTGACTGCGAGCCCAATAGACCTTGTTTAGCATTAATGTGATCTACACCCTGAGGATCTCCGGGAACGCTAAGTTGATTTGCTCCAGGGTCAACTTGCCCGGGGGCCGTAGCAGTCGGTGAATTATTAGGCGGGCCACCTAATACAATAACGTAATAAGCGGTATCAAGTTGCTGGGTATATCCGATAATTTCAGAATTTTCGCCAGTATACCAATATTTATATCGTTTGTGCGGGCCATAGTAGCGACTGCCGGGGTTAGCAAACGCGCTATCGATAACAGGAGTCAGGTAAATTTGTATCTGATATGTTATATCATATGCCCACGAACCCAATATCTTATCCCACCTAGCATTTGAAAGTACCGGATTACAAGTATACCATTTCATTGCTGCTTTTGAATTGGGTATGTTTGCATTTCTTACTTTTTTAGCAAAGTCTGGCTCAGTCGCAGTAGTATACACCAGTTGAAGCGCGTCTCTCAAAAAAGTGCTCTGTGATATTATTTGATTTATTGCCTGTAATATAGGCATTGGTGGCAAACTATAGCTTCGCTTGTCTTTATCAGGAGTTGATATTAATTCTAGCCCGGGGTTAGATTCTAATCGCGACTTTGCATTCGAACCTGGATATTTATATTTGTTGATATCTTCTGGGGTAGCGATCTCAGCCATGGCAATCTGATCAGCGTCGCCTATAAATTTTATTGCGTAATTATTAGCTTCTTGTCTAGCGGGCGGAGTTTTTTTAGTATCAGCTTGTTGCTCGTTTGTTAGGTTTTCCATCAGACTGCGCAATAGTTCACCTACCGTTTTTCCGGTAACATTTGTATTCTTTTTGATAGAGCCCAATCGCGGACTCAACGCTTCTTTGGGCGGTATTGCCGATGCGGTGCAATCGTACCTGACTGAGTTTCCATCAATTTTGAATTTGATAGAAGTAATGAAAATATCATAAAACGTTTCAAATACTGCGTTTTGGGGTGAATTAATATCGACTGACCTATTGGTTGGGTCTAATATACTACCTCCAATTTTCTCAGAACCTGTTATGAGATTGCCGGCAATGTCATATCCATAAAAACGAATGCCTAATACAAAGAACTGTTTAGCTGGATTTTCTGGACCGTTACCCGTCCTAAGACCATCGCTGACAGACAGCCCCGATTTTACGTATTTTTCAATCGCATCTGCGGCCCTTCTGAGTTTAGTCAAAAAAGAAAATCCATATGGTTCAGTAATCGAAAAAGTTACTTCAGTAACGTTTGCAGCAGATGAAGTAGATGGTCCACTTAGAAAATTCTTTATTGATAGATTGTCTATTCCAAAATCATTAGTAAAACCTGGTGCTCGGTTATCGATTTTGTTGTTTATTCCCCCGCTCTGAGCAACTAGTAATGCTCCACCGCCCGTCCTTTTACCGGTTACTGGATCTATGCCTCGGCCGGGCAATGATTCACTAAATGCATTGATACGTCGGCGGCCGCTCTGAATAAATGCATCGTATGCATCAGGAGTAATCATGTATAAACTAATTTGATAATTATAGCTAGCAAATTTTCCTAAAGGATTAAACAATCGTTTTCCCGGAACAAGAAGGTCTGACGTTTCTTTCCTGATTGTTGGAGTTGAAGTTGCGGGCGGGTTACGGTTTTGTCTGTCGTCGTCAGCCGACCCGACAATTTCTGTATGTTCTGCCATATTAGATACCTAGCACGCTAACTAGAGTAGTCATTTTAGGTACGTATATTCCTACGCCTGCTTTAAAGTTAAAGTAAGGGTCTTCGCCTAAACGATTTGGATTACGAGCAGCAAATACCCACCACAACTTCGCATCGCCGTATAAATCATATGCTAATAAGTCTGGTCTATATTGATAGGTCGTAGTAATTTCCATATAAACATCGTTTACGTCTTTGGGAATATCTCTATATACCAAAACATCTAGATATTTGGCGCTCACTATATTAGTCTGAGTATAGGGACTTGTTGGGGGATATATTCCTTGATTACTCATTACCACATACCTCCACCGGCCCGTGTAGATCCTAACATGAGATTTCCTGTTGCATATTCTTTGAGACTGAACTCGTTTGAAATTTGATTTCTACTGATAATCGGTAACGCAGCGATTGCTAATTCAATTTTAGTAGGCACCCAAGTTACTGTGGGAGAGGATTGTCGGGCTGCAAGCAGTGCCGATAATCGGCGGCGCACTCCACCGTGGCCAACCCCCGGCGGCAGTTGACGTTGGTTATCAATGGACTTTTCTGTTTCATAAAGGTTTGAAGGAGTTATGATTGCGGCAGATTCAGGTGCAGTTGTTCTAATGTAGTCTACATCAGGTGGCAAGGTGTAAGTAAGACTGGTGATCGCTAAAGGATGCGCTTGAAACTGAAAATCTCCTAATCCATACATGTAACATAACGGAGGAGGAGTACCGCGTATAGGATATTCGTCCTGCCCATAGAACATCTTAGTCATTGATCTAAAAAAGTGTATGACTGCGATTAGATATCTTGCTTCGAATACGTCTTGACATGTAAACTCAGCACTTATAGTAATCTGATCTACCGAACTTGCAATATACTGGTGTATCTTATAATTACTATGTGTTAACTTAGTCTCTCCGTATTCTGCGGCGTAGGAGAGACCAATTTTAGGTGTGTATGGAAATATCACACCTTCGGTTTTTGCCAACGGAGCCAGTACACTGTTTTCAGCGTCGGGGGCATTATATAGATAGGTAGAGCCCGGTGATAGAGACAAACGAACACGCCAATCTTTTGAAGATCCAACCTTAGTTTGATCTTGCACCGTTGCTTCTGCTTCAACCACGTCGATCGGTCCCTGTAGTCCAGTGGGTGGATTAGTTGAAGCTGTGGCTGTGGCTGTGGTTGTAGCTGCGCCATTCGCTCTACGTACAGTGTCTTTTGCTGGAAAAGACGAAGGTGGCGAGATAGACCAAGCTGCTCTGTTTGCAGTATTAATCACATTTCCTGAAAATTTGTAGTAATCGAGCGCACTGTTAATATCACTACTCATCTGGTTCATGGCGCCGTTTGGGCCAACCGAGAAGCGGCCGTTATCTTCTTTTTTGATGACTAGAAGCTGTCCATTAGTATCGCCTCTGGTACCTCTGCCAGTCCATACAGTTCCTACGGGTGCACCAGCGAATGCTTCCCTAGCAGTTCGACCACCGGTCGTTGCTTGTACCGGAGCGGTTTTCCCAGTCTCAGGTGCTTCTGTAGTACCGCCCGTGACCCTACCCATCTTATCTCGTTGGAATGTTGCAGCGGCGCTTTCTACCCCGATATAATATTCACCTGATTGACCGTTTTGAAAATATTGCCACTGATTCTCACCGGTCTTTTTCAAGAACTTAGTATAACCTTGCGGGTCCTTGCCTGAATACAACGCACCAATTGGTGCGGCTTTTAGGTTGATTATAAGTTGTTGTGTCGCTGTTGTCATTCTTTGCAGTACCTAAACAAATTATTCATATTTACACCACGCATAAATATAGTCTGAATGTATTTATCGCTCGAAAATCATCGAATTTTTACCCTAATCAGTTGTATTTTTGCAACAGTGATAGTATCATACAAATTATAATCATAGAAGGATTAGATGTGGCTATAAAGAAACCAATCAATTATTTAAATAACAAGGATATCTTAAAAGAAATCCATATCAGCAAGAACTCATATTGCTATTATGTTGACCCAGATTATCACAGATATGACCTAATTATCGATCAACCAGAATCTACGTTAGCTGGTAGTTTAGAATTTGCTGCTAAACCTGAACAGATCGAACTAGCAAGAGAAACACGCGCAACTAGATTGTCAATTGAATCCGGTGAGAAAGTGGACCCAAACTCAATTCCAATTCAGGATCTGATTTTTCGTGTTATGACTTGGGACCACATTCCGATCGCAGCAAAACAACCAAGAAAACCCAACAAGAAGACTGCAACAGCTATATTGATCTTTGACGACGATGACAGCAATGAGTTTTCTGACCTAGAAGACGATACAACAAAAGCTGAAGTGGATGACATGGTCCACGCGAAGGTAAACTTTCCTCCGTTCCAGCATTATAAATTAGATGACACTAACGTATTCCGTTGTGTGGGGAAATCACATTGGGTAGGCGGTATTGAAAATGGTTCCTTCTCTAAAGATCACGGAAATATCACTAACAAACTAGCTCGCATGTACATGATGCTTTGTGAGAAATATGCTATGAAGTACAATTGGCGTGGTTATACCTACAATGATGAGATGAAAAACAGCGCAATACTTCAACTCACATATGTTGGACTTCGATTCAACGAAGCAAAGTCGGCTAACCCGTTTGCTTACTATACAGCGGCTATTACTAATTCCTTCTGCCGAGTACTGAATACAGAAAAGAGATCACAGAACATTCGTGATGATATTTTAGAGATGAATGGTTTAAACCCATCGTTTTCTCGGCAAGCAAAAGGCACAAAGATGCAACTAGAGCCTTAAGTTAACCAAACCTATTGTTTAATAATCTATAAGGTGATATAATTATTCTATGAGTAATTTGTTTAAAAAAGCTGCTATCTTTACCGATATTCATTTTGGTCTTAAAAGTAACAGTCTACAACATAACCAAGACTGTCTTGATTTCGTAGATTGGTTCATCGCCAAAGCCAAACAAGAAGGGTGTGAGACTTGTTTCTTCTTAGGTGATTGGAATCACCATAGAGCAAGCATTAATATACACACCCTTCAGTTTGGTCTTCGGGCCCTAGAACGATTAAACGCTAGTTTCGAAAGAGTATACTTCATTCCGGGCAACCACGATCTATATTATCGTGATCGTCGTGATATTCACTCAGTAGAGTGGGCATATCATCTTCCTAATGTTACCATTGTAAACGACTGGTTTCAACAAGATGATGTAGTCATTGCACCATGGTTAATAGGGGATGACTATAAAAAACTAGCAAAGATGAGTGGCAAATATTTGTTTGCTCATTTAGAATTGCCACATTTTTTCATGAATGCAATGATCGAGATGCCTGATCACGGCGAACTAAACTCTGATCACGTTTCTGGATTCGAACGTGTGTTTTCTGGTCACTTCCACAAGAGACAAGCTCGCAAAAACATCTGGTATATCGGCAACGCATTTCCTCATAATTATGCAGATGCCGGCGATGATGCTCGCGGTATGATGGTACTTGAATGGGACCAAGAACCAGAATTTTATTCATGGCCCGGTCAGCCTGTCTTTCGTGTTTATAAGTTGAGCGAAGTACTAGATAACCCAGATGGGTTACTTTTACCTAAGGGAAATATTAGAGTGCATCTAGATATCGACATATCATACGAAGAAGCTAATTTTATTCGTGAAACCTTGATTCCAAAATACAACTTGCGAGAGATGGCATTGATTCCTATCAAAAACAGTGAATATGCAACTGACCTTGCTCCCGGTGAAGTGAACTTCGAAAGTGTTGACAGTATCGTTATAGATCAAATCACCAAGATTGAAAGTGAATTCTATGATCCAAAACTACTACTGGAGTTATATCTTAACACATGAGTATTGTCTTCAAGAATATCACCCTTCGTAACTTTTTAAGTGTGGGTGCAATAACACAATCGGTATCACTAGATACCAGCGAGTTGACCTTGGTATTAGGTGAAAATCTGGATTTGGGTGGCGCTGGAGCCAGAAATGGGGTAGGAAAAACTACAATGATCCAAGCACTCAGCTATGCGTTGTTTGGTAATCCTATCAATAGTATTCGTAAGGACAATTTGATTAACCGCACTAACGGGAAAGGAATGCTGGTTACTCTAGAATATAGTGCTAACGGAATCGAATATAAGATCGAACGTAGCCGCAAACCACATGCGCTTAAATTCTATATCAACAACCAATTACAAGATGCAAAAGATGATGCTCAAGGTGAGAATAAAGATACCCAGGTAGTAATCGAACGCAGTATTGGCATGACACATGATATGTTTAAGCATATTGTTGTACTCAACACCTATACAGAACCATTTCTAGCATTGGGCGCTGGCCAACAGCGCAACATCATCGAACAACTCCTTGGTATCACTTTGCTTTCTGAAAAAGCAGAAGCTATCAAGACTCAGATGAAGTCTACTAAGGAATCTATCGAACAGGAAGAATTTAAAGCTAGGACTATACAAGAAGCTAATAAACGAGTCGAAGAACAGATCGAAAATCTTCGGCGCCGGCGTAGGTTGTGGACTGCAAAGCACACTGAAGACCTAAACAAATTGGCGATAGAGTATGATGATTTAAATAAGATCGATATTGATGCTGAGTTGTTTGCTCATAAGGCACTGACTTTATATCAAGAAAAGAAGAAGAAACAAGACCTCTGTAATAGCCTATTGGCTCGGCAGATTGCTTGGAAGCAGAAGCGTGACACGGATATAAAAATATTACAGAATAGTTACACTGCGTTAAAGACAATCGACATTGATTCTGAATTGCAAGCACATATCGACCTCATTGCATACAATCAAAAAAAGATCGAACTCGCTGCTATCAATAGGGCTATTGTTACATTAGAATCAACTCTCAAGAAGGACGAGAATCTTGTTATCGAGTTAGAAAAAGAAATAGAAACACTTGAAGGAAACAAATGTTATACATGTGGGCAAGACTTCCACGATGACAATCATACTGCTGTTATAGCCAACAAACAGGCTACGCTCGTTGTTGCTCGTCAAGAACTTGCCCAAACCCAAACTGATTTAGAAAAAAATAAAAATTCTGTTTATGTTTTGGGCGAGATTCCTGTCACACATTACAAGACCCAAACAGAAGCCATTAAGCATAGTTCAGAACTTGAAAATATTCAAAATCAGATCGATTCTAAAAACTCCGAAACGGATCCTTATGTAGAACAAATCAATGAGCATTATACCGATGAAGTATTAGGTGCTGCTCCGACGACATACTATGACACTGAAGCTGAAGCAATCGAACATCGCAGTACAGTTGCTAATTTGTTGCAGCAGATACAGCGTAAAGTAGAAGAAGTTGATCCATATATAGATCAGATCAATGACATGGAAAAATCAGCATTGCAAGAAATTAACTTCGACCGTATCAACGAACTTACCAAGATCGCCGATCACTTGAAGTTCTTGCTCGACCTATTAACTAGTAAGGATTCGTTCGTGCGCAAGAAGATCATCGATCAGAACTTGTCGTATCTCAATGCTAGACTAACTCATTATCTAGACAAGATCGGTCTTCCCCATACAGTTGTTTTCAAGAACGATTTGACCGTAGAAATCACTGAACTAGGCCGTGAGTTGGATTTCTATAATCTTAGCCGCGGTGAAATGAACCGTTTGATACTTGCACTTTCTTTCGCATTCCGTGATGTTTGGGAAAATCTATACTTCCCGATCAACACTGTATTTATTGATGAACTTGTCGACGCCGGAATGGATAGTATTGGATTAGAAAATTCACTTGCAATTCTAAAAACAATGGCACGAAACCGTAACAAATCTATCTGGCTAGTAAGTCATAAGGAAGAATTAATCAGTAGAGTTGACAGGGTATTAAAGGTTATAAAAGAGGGAGGTTTCACCTCCTACTGCATTGATACTGATTAAAGTTTTTATTTTCAGCATCATTACGAGTGATAAATCATAGTATGCCCTCACCACAAAAAGCTAAAGGTTCATCATTTGAAAGAGAAATCGCAAGTTTCCTTTCAAAAACTTACGACGAAAGTTTTATCAGAGCCCCTGGATCAGGTGCATACATTGGCGGCAAGAATCAAGCTAGGAAGCAATACTTACATGAGGATCAGGTTAGGAGTTTCAAAGGGGACATCGTTCCAGGAGAAACTTTTAAAAACTTCAATGCTGAATGTAAAAATTATAAAGACTTCCCCTTTCATTTAGTATTGACCGGTGAATGTAAGCAACTTGATTCTTGGATCAAGCAACTCATGGATGTAGCCGAAGATAATGATTGTAACATCTTGTTCATGAAATTCGACCGCAAAGGCAAGTATGTTGCTGTGCAAACAAAATATACTTGGGTTACTGATAACTTCATCTACTACAGTTCTGCTACCGCAGGTGACTGGGTGATGATTGAATTCAATCATTTTTTCAAGCTCAACAAAGACCTTCTTAAAATCTATTCAGGCTCAACTAAAGCAACCACAGACACCATGTCCGGAAACATAACGCTCAATACTTAGCTTTCTTAATATACTCACAGACACCAAAGTCTTGCCACTCATTTATCCCATATAAAGCTCATCAGACACCAAGTCTTGCTCATACATACATAATTGTTTGGGATTATACATACATAGCTGTTTGGTCGGGGTTGCTCGACTCTCCTTGAGGGCGCAGACACCTGCGTTACGGATCTGGAGCCGAGAGTGCATTCTCTCAAAAAGCGTAGACATGCGTTGTCTATGGAACACCGACCGGGCAATCGACATGGTTTTGCGAACCCGGAATGAGTCTACATTATACTCTATCTTGAAGATGTAGAACATGCGTTGCTGAGTGCTACGGCCTCAACTACAGTCCCATCATTACTTTACAGGGCAACCGGTGGCGTTATACAGCAAAGAACAGGGCTAGTATATCGGGGAACAGATAGCAAAGGTGACGGGTCATGGCATCCTAAAACTTTGGTAGTGCTAAATTAGCACTACCATGGCTCAAAATCGGCAATTGGTTTCTAGAACTTATATGAAAGAACCCTTAATTAAGCGAAATAAACAAAAAGAAAGAGTAGACCGAACGAACGTAGTGAGTTAGGTATAAGTTGTTCGAAGAACAACTCTCCAAGATAGAGAATGGTATAATATGGTAATAGAGAAAACTAACTGAATAGTCTTCTCTATTACGTTTGCTAGAAGAATGGCATCTGAGAAGTTTTTGTTACTTCTAGATTGCTTTCGATGATCTCGCTGATTGACTTGCGTTCTTCTTCGCTTAGATTAAGAATCTCGTCATAGGTAATACCACCTCTCATATACCATGCCATCGACATACATGATTTCTTGATGTCCCTGACTTCGTTTTCCATCCCATCTATCAGCTTCTTGATGTCTTCAGGTGACGAATTAAGAAGCCTTACTCGAAAAAATCTGCTGGATTTAACGTGAAGCTCTGTTCGTATTCATGTTCACAACTGTCACACTTCATCTTTAGTGGTTTGAGTTCAGTTGCTCTTTTAAGCTCACCGTTGAAATCTCTGATATTCACGTACATCTCTTTATCGCAGTTGTGCAAGAAGTCATTAATGAATTCTTTTTCTGTTACTTTGATAGTAGGTGTTTGGATATATTCTATCCCGCTGCTGACTATATCCATAGTTAGTTCTGTGATCTTTCTTAATGCTTCTTCACCGGTAATTGCTCTTTGTTCGGCATCTTCTATCAAGTCTAGTGTAGCAAATACACGTTGTATATTAAATTGGTCCTTCGCTGCATCGTTCAATTCTTTGTAGGTTAGAGGCTTGAATTTAAATGACAATTCATTGATCTCTAGTGGAGTAGAATAATCACCCGGCTCTAGTGAAGACAATATCGCAACTAAGTTTATAGCGTAAGGACTCGTTTCACTGCAAGCAGGGCAGGTTGATTCTACCTTCATCTCACCGTTACCACTAGAGGCTCTTACGGCGATAAGGATCGCATCTAGATCCATTGAGTTGATTTGCCACGGGTCTTTGATATCAGGAATGCAACTCGCAATCAACTGAGCAACTGCTACCCCATTAAATAATGCGTCGGGAGTTCTAGCAGTAATTTCGTCGATTGCAGTCATGGGATATACTGGTAGTTCGCCAGTCTCGGGCATGTCGATCACACCAGGTGCATAATCCTTTCCGCCGCTAGGTAACTTGAGATAGATCGACGGTCTTCTGAAATATTGCTTAAGTGGATTGTTGTTCATATGTTATTTCCTCATGAGTTTGGGTAATTTCCCAACACTAAATACTAAGTATATTTAGTGGGTAAAAAACCCAAAATATTTTTTCGGAAGTGACAATGGATCCAGAACTTCAAGAGCAATACGAAGAACAGCTAAAGCAGTCTACTGAATTGCTGAGCCAATATAACAGTGTTATGGCTAGCACTTTAGCAAATTTTGCCAAGACAGTTCAACCCCTTGACCATGCTACAAGAGATGCCACACGTGCTACGCGAGATTCTATCCGCAACACACACGCTGCCGGACAAGCATTGCGTACATACACAGAAGCTGAAGTCGAGTCAACAAAAAAGACTACCGCTGCTTCAGAAGGCTTAAAAAATGGTTTGCACCACAGTAAGATCGCGCTGGGGTCATTCAGTGCCGCATTGTTTTCTGGAACTGAGGGATTCGCAAAATACGGCGCTGGCTTAAACTCATTAGGAGATGCAACAGCGGCAGTTACGTCACAATTTGGTCCATTGGGAAAAGCTGCCGGTCTACTTGCTCAAGGACTCACCAGAGTTGCAGAATTAGCATTTAAACAGGCTGATAGCCTAAATTCCTTCGCTGACACCTTCAAGAAGATGGGTGCAGTGGGGGGGATGACCAATACTGAATTATTAGAAATGGCGCAAAGTGCAGGTTATGCTTCAATGGACCTGCAAAAATTATTAAAACCGATTGCTACCTTAGGCAGTGCTGTAGTTAACCTGGGTGGGACAGCCGCCGAAGGTCAAAAATCCTTCATGAATATTGCTAATATCGGTTCAGATGCTAGAAAGAAATTCAATCGTTTAGGAATGCAGATTGAAGATGTTAATAATGCTCAGGCTCAATATATTGCATTACAAAGAATGTCTGGTATGGCATTCTCTTCCTCAGCTAAAGATCAAGAAAGGTTGAAAAAATCCTCAGTAGAATATGCTGAAAACTTAATTAAATTGGCTGCCATAACAGGTGAAGATATTGATTCTATAAAGAAACAGCAAGAAATAGCATATAAGGAATACCAAGAACTTATGGCAACTGCTGCGATGCGCACTAGAATAGAAGAATTAAAAAAGAGAGGCAATGATGTAGAGGCTCAAGCTGAAATAGCAAGAATCGAAAATAGATTGTCAGCTACACAGAAATTAAAAGATGACACCAATACCTTATTCGGTACTGATATGGGTGCTCAAATTCGTGATTATATACGTTCGGGAGGCCGAATATCTGAAGAAAACATTGGCGCGGCTAGGGCTGGCGGCCAAGAATTAGAAACTTTACGTCAGTTAGCTGCGCAGGGCGCTACTCCGGAACAAATTGGAGAGCAAATGCAGAAATTACGAGATGAAATGCGTAAAAGTATCGGTGCTACCGCTCAGCAATTTGGGGCTGATCCCAGCCGGCCAGGCGCTTTAGCAATATTAGATGCTAAATCAGCAGAAGAATTGGGAAGACAGTTCGGGGCAACTCCGGAATTAGTACAAAAATTATTTGCAACTAGTCAAAAACCTTCAGAGGCTGCAGCCGCAGCAGCTGCCGGAGTCGCAGCAGCAGGTAAAGAAGGATTTGATAAGGCTGCCGACGCAAGAGCAAATTTGACTGAGCTAGAAATAAAAGCCAAAGTCGGACTAGACAAATTGCTTCTTACTGTTAACCCATTAACTAGTGGTTTTAATGCTACAACTATAGCTGCTACTGCATTATTCGGCGCCGCGACTTTGGCCGCAGTCGCGTTAACCGCTATGGCAGGAAAGGCTGCACTAGCAACTGGACTAGATGCATTGGGAGGAGGCGGCCGAGGTAGAGGTCGACTTGCTGCCGGCGGTGCTGGAAAGTTATTAGGCAGTGGCGCTGGAAAATTATTGGCTGGCTCCGCCGTGGGCGGTGCTGGAAAGTTATTAGGCAGTGGCGCTGGAAAATTATTGGCTGGCTCCGCCGTGGTCGGTGCTGGTCTTGACATATATGGTAGAGCCCAAGAAAAACAAAGTGCAGCACAGATCGCAACAGGAGTCGGCGGCGGCCTCGCCGGTGCTGCACTTGGCGCTAAAGGTGGCGCTATGGCCGGGGGCGCAATAGGAAGTTTATTTGGTGTTGTGGGCGCAGTACCCGGCGCTGCTATCGGAGGACTTCTTGGAGGCGGTCTCGGCTATTTTGCTGGTGGAAAAGCAGGGGATGCTTTGTTTGGTGCATTTAAAGGTAAAGGTAAACCTGAATCAGAAGTAGCGACCCCAGGTGATACTGCAATTTCTCCGGAAACACAAGCGATACTAAATGAAAGTGCTAAATCGTCGAAAGCATTAGAACAACTTATAAAAACATCGGATTCTACTACTGCTTCCACCGACAGTCGTGATTATATACGTTCGGGAGGCCGAATATCTGAAGAAAACATTGGCGCGGCTAGGGCCGGCGGCCCTGAAATAGAAAC